GAACTTCGGTGTCCCGGGTAATCAGCGGCTGAATGCGATCCGATAGCGTGTTGGCGTTATTCACGCCTGTTGATACAAGCGCCTTCGACAACTGTTGAACGCCTGATTTCGACAGGTATGCGACATCGCCGCCAAGTTTGGCAAAGCATCTACGGCCCACTGGCTCGGCAACCTGCCACACCCCGACAAGCGCCCACGTCGATGCACTTGTCGCGTCCGTGCCCTTATAGACAAGCATCTCGCCCTTGGATGTCACAAAGACAAGGTGATCGTCCATGCCCTCTCCAGCGTCGAGCGTCCATGTCGTAGCGGCCATCAAATAGCCACCGCGCTTGCACAAGCTGCGAAAGTCGAATATCGACGCGGCCCCACCAATCGACAGCGACGGCAGGAAACACGCCCTCAAGCTGTTCTTGATGACAAACCAGAGCCGATCCTTGTGCGACGTGACGTGAATCAGGTCAGTCGTCGTCACACCCGTGATTGCCGGCGTGCTCGCGCCATCGACCGAAACCCATGTCGTGCCGTTATACAACTGCGGCTCATCAACACCATTGACCATGTACAGATACGTTCCACCAGCGGTGGAAAAGTTCGTGTGCTGCCAGTAGGCTGATGTCATGCCGGTGACAACAGCAGCGCCTACCGTGCCGGCTGTCGTTGCGTCGTATATCGCCGTCCCTGATGCGGCAAATAACGATGTACCCGTGGCCGTGTTGTAAGCACAAAGGCTTTCGACCGGATCCGCAAACCCGGTTACGTGCTGGCGATAGCCTCGACGGATGCCGATGTAAGACGGCTGCGGCCACCAATTGACCATATACACCGCGTCTTCATCGTCCATCGACGCCAGCGAATCGCGTGCGTTGATGCCTTTGACAGGGGCCGGAACCGTAGCAGTGCGAGACACCAGCCCGCCCCGGCTAGACTTTATCGGCCTTCTCATACCTGCCAGTTCCCATCAGGAACAGTCGGGTCCGGGAAGTCGTGATTACCAGAATGCAAGTACAGGTCCGGCCTCCCACCATCGCGCCCGATCAGTTCTTCAAGCTTGCGCTCGTATTTAACGAAGTCTTCGGCGTACTCAAGACCCTTCGTCTGACGCCAGCGCCACAGCGTCCCATACAGCAGGGCGTCGTCATCGAGCAAGTGCGTATCGGTATCGATGGCAAACTGCTCTTTACGGGTCGCATCAGCCCCGACTACCCACCGCTTATCGACATACTCGAAAGCGTAAGACCGACCAGCAGCGGGTGCCGGCTGCAATACAAGGTTTCCGCCCCTGATCCGCCATACGGGATCGATCAGCGAGGCAAGTCCCGACTTCAGTTGCTGATACTGACGAGGTGTCACCGGACCCGGAGCGGTGCGCTGCTCCGAGCGGTTCCAGATCGTTTCATTGATGATGTAACGGAAACCCGGAGCGATCGTGCTCATTGCGCCCTGCGATTCCGTCGCCACGCTGGTGAAGGTGGCTTCGGTTTGCAGGTTGGTCCAGTCAGTCCGGGCAGACTGCTCGCGCCCTTCCTCGTTCAAGAGCGACAGAATCTGCGTGATCTGCGGATCAGTTGAGTTTGTCGCGGTATTGGACACAGGGAATCCAATCCTGCGACAAACCTCTTGCACGATTTCGAGCGCGTTCATTTATGCGGCTTCCTGTTCTTTGGGCGGACGGCCACGGCGCGGCGCATTGACTGCCGCCATCAGTTCTGCAACCTGCTCTTGCAGCCGCTTGTTGTTTTCCTCAAGCTCAGACATTCGCCCTGCATTGGCCATTGCGCCTGCACCCTCTTGTGCCTGCTTGAGCCACGCCTGAGCCTTCCTTCGCATCTGCTCGCCACCCATGCCAACACGCTGAATCTGCGCGTCTGTAAGCTCGGAAAGCTGCTCGACAGTGATAACGCCCATTGATCGCATGTTGTCGGCCTGAGAGCGGGTAATAGCGGCCCATTCGGTCAAAGGCGTGCCGATGACAGGCGCTGCGTTCTGGAATTGCATGAAGTGCGCGTAATGCCTCGCAAAACGGCGCTTGTGATGGTCACGGAGTTTCGTGTCGATCAGCGTCGTCGGGTCGCCAGGCACTTGAATCTTGATGAATGGCACGTCCTCGAATACGGGGTGCCCTGCTTCTTCGGACTTTGCCGGATGCTGCACACTGCGCATGTAGATTTCGACGTGGAGCTTTTCATCGCCACGCGGATCAATTTCCCCATCAACCATTTATGTGCTCCTTGTGTGTCCCCAAAAAAGCCCCGGAGCCGAAGCCCCGAGGCAAGGGGAAATGCTTACAGCGTGCGACCCACAGACGGGTATGTCAGGTATGCAACGGTCGAAGCAGCAGCGCCGCCCGTTGCAGCCGTCAGCGCGATGCCGTTGATGACTTCAGCGCCAGCAGTCGCGTCGTCGTCAAGCTGGCCAGCCGTTGCAGTGGTGTTGAGGAGCGTGCCCTTGGCTGCGGATGCGGCAGTGCGTACCGAACCCACGCCATTGACCAGACCCCAACCGTAACCGCTGGCCGCGATAGCCACCTGCGGGACACAGACGATGCCGCCAGCCTGCGCGCCCGGTGCCGAGTTGGTCGTGTCGATCATATCCACCACGAAAGCGGTGGAAGTCACGACGGCGGCGTAATACTGCGTAACGCCACCCGCATCCGCCTGCACGAACACGTACTCGTTGCCGAGATAGTCCGCGCCACGCGCGCCCGGCTTGAACGGCGGGGTTTCCGTCGATGTCCAGACCTTCGACGGGGTAATACCGATGATGTAGCTCATGTGTGTATCTCCTTGGTTACGGGACGAGAACGCCCTGGAACTGCACACCCGAGCAAGTCAGGTTGCCGGCCCAGCCGATATGACGGACCACAGCATCCTGATTCACAGACTGACGATCACCTCCAATCGGTTTGAAGTTGCGGGCACTGTGCGGACGCCAGTGAAGGAACTTGGTATTGATGAAGTAACCCGTATCGGTCGGGCAATTGCCACCGATGCCGCCGTCAAGAACCACGTCGCACGAACCGCCCGCGCCGTAGTACTTCAGCGAGGTGAAGCCAGCACCAGCCGAGCCGGACTCATTGGCAAAACGCTGATTGGCTTGCAGCGATTCAAGATAATGCCGGTACAGGTTGGCATCGAACACGATCAGGTCCGGGCGATCCGTGCCGCGCACCAGTTGGATGATCGTGCGATTCATCAGACCCTGAATCGTGGTCGAACCCGGCGTGATGGACAGTGCCGAAGCATCAACCGCCACGTTGTTCCAGAAGGCCCACGCTGAACGGTCGATGCCGCCGTATGTGCCCGTTGCCGGGGTCGAATCGATTGCAGCAGCCAAGCCAGTGATGTTCTTTCCAGCGTTGCCCGTGCCGTCGCCGTACAGGTCAGTACTGATGCGGTTCATCAGGTCCGCTTCGGCAATCTTGATGCGCGATTCCATCAAGTCGATGAAAGCCTCTTCACCGGCGTTCTGGAGCATTTCGAGGCCGGACATGGTGACGGCCGCCGAGTACTGCTTGATGTCGAACTGAGCGGCGGAAATCGGCGAATTGACACCGATGTTCAGCAGTTCATAGCCCGAGTACGAATTTGCATTCGTGGTGGAGCTATCCGGATACATCAGTTCTTCATAGATGATCCGGCCACCCGAGAACGGACGGGAGTTGCCGCGCTGCTTCATCTTCATGAGGAGCGCATTGTTGTCGGAAAGATTGTTAGCGAGCGACTTGGATCGCTGCTCCTGAGTGGTAGCGATCAAATCGCTTACCTGGGCGTTCGAGAAAGCCATTGCTTATCCTTTCAGAGAGAGTCCCGCATCGCGTCGAGGTTTGCCTTCAACGCGCTGCGGATGTCGGTGCTTGCGGGCGGTGCCTTGATTGACGCGCCCGGTGACGAACCCTTGACCTGTACTGCGGCGGCTTTGGCCTTCTGCGCTGCGGCGGCTTTGGCTTGTGCGTCTGCTTGCTGTTTAGCTTGCGTTGCGCCCCATGCCTGATCGTTCATGCGTATCGCCTTGTTATAGGCGTCATCCATGCCCGAAGCTCTGCCGCTTTCCAGCAGTAGTGCCATGTCCTCGCGGAC